CACCAAATCATTCGCTACCTGCTCCATATCGCTTTGCACCTCCAGCTCCGTTGTATGCAAAACAATATCAGCCACCGTTACCTGTACCGTATGCGTCTTTATTTTGCCCTCAGTAGTGCTATTACCCATAGTCATGAAGACTGCGGGATATACTACATCTTTTACCTCATTATGTAGAAAATAATCAGCATTTACGACCTTTGCCGTTCTTATCTGCCGGTGGTCGGTTGCTATCCTTTTGAGCTGTATTGCTATTTGGTTTCTTGTCATGCTTTGCGAAATAATCTTTTAATTTTTTGATAGTCTTTTTGCTATACATTTTTGAATGGTTTTTGACAGTCGTCACAGTTCTTAAATTCATCGTAAGGCATACCCAAATAAATACCAGGAAAGTATGCGTCACGCTTTGGAACTACCGTATCCGCACGACTGCCGGGATTGATATACAAATCGAACTTTGAATTATTGCTTTCCTCAACTAAATACTTCACCAACCTTTGGCCATAATATTCCGCACGGCTTTTGAACTTATTCTTTAAGTCAATCAGCTCACTCATTGATACATTTTCGCTCCCTTCGTTCGTCTTTTTAAGCACACCCTTATTCCAATATTGATGCGTCAGGGTATCGGTAAGCTCCGCCACCACGTAATAAATAAGGCAATCCCTTACGTAGCTTTTAAGCAGGGTAATTTCATCTGCTGTTAGATTATTGTCTTCGATACCAACCTGTAAGCGTTCGTACAATCCTGAGCCTAATAATGGCAAAATATACATATCCTGACAAACCTTAATCTCAGGTACAATCATTTTGCTATCTATATTCGAGTGTATTTGTGTACGCTCATAAATATTCTCAGGGCTTATAAATAAAGTATCTCTCATTTTTTATTTTTTACGAATAACAAAATTTTGCACCCAACGATGTCTGCATGATGGCGACCGCTCACCGCTTGGCTTTGTCCACCAGCCACCACGCCTATCCCATACGCTATACCCTAATCTCATGCTCATTGTCTCAATATCAGCACGTGAAAAGAATTTATCCATAGCTAAAAGCCTACGGCAAAAATCCCTGTTCCTGTTATCCTGTGGCCCCTCGTAGCTATACATAATTTTCTGCTCTAATGTGCGTGGCTTTTTGTCGGTTAAATCTTTTAAAGGTTCAGGAATGGTACGTTCAATTATTTCATCAACGCCAATCTTTTTAACGGATGCCAAAATCAAACCACCTTCGGCAAGGATTTCAATAATGCTGACAACCTCATCAACAGGCATCTTTAATGCACGGCCGATAACCTCAGGAGTAATTCTTTTATCCTTTTTGATAAGGTCGAGAATGTTTACCTCCGCCTGTGTAAGCTCTTCCTGAAAGTTGAAACGGCTACGGGATGTAATTACATTGTAATTATCCTTGCTTTCACCATGCTGTGCGAATTCCGCGAGCAACAATTCGTCATTATCCTGTGCGCTAAACTCCATGTCATTGTCAATAGATAGCATGACATTGATTTCGTCATCGGATAAACCAAGTGAAGATTTAAGCAACAGCTTCGCCTGCTCCTTATTGATACGACCTTTCTCAAAATTGCGGATAATACGATTAACTCCCTGCCATTGCCTTCCGGTGAGGTTTTTCAGATTCTCATTGATTTGTGCGGATGCCTGTGCAGGCTGTACGTCAGATTGTACAGAAGGCTGTACGGCTTCGGGATACTTTGTCAAATCAATACCAAGCTTCTCAAGTATCCACGCCTTAGGTGCAAACTCTTTAATGGTAGCCTCACTAAACTCAAAAGCAATAGGCTCAATAGGTGCGATCACCATTTCACCCTGCATCCCAAATAAATTGCTTATTTCAGTAAACAAACCCTCCAGCGCTCTTTGCTTATCATTTACGTATGTCGTTTTAAAAATCTCGAAGCTGTCGCGCATCTCAGTCCGCCCGCCCAATTGCCCCTCTGTTTTAATGCCAAATAAAATAGGAGAGGTAATTTGATGCCCCACAAATATCTGCTGTTCAGTAGTCTTATTAAGAATGTCGAAATGCTTATCAAGATCAGTATTCGACAAATCCAGAACGGTCGGAGCCTTCGCAGGATCATCACTAAACGACAAAACAATACCGCCCGCGTTTTCGCTTCCGGTGAATTTCTTTTTGAATTTGGTCTCAACAACTTGTTGCTCCTCTGGTGATGGCTTACCCTCATTGAAGTTAATCAGCTTACTACTGAACATCCCATTTTTGATAGTGCTTAAATGGTACTTAGAAAGCTCAATATCGACCTCAATCCAATTCAATGCACCAATATACCCCGGATAGGAATAGGTCTCTAATCCCGGTCTGTACTCTTTATAAAACAGAATCTGCTTGCCTTCCTTTACCGCAGGATTATAAGACGCTACAATCTCAGGCTGTACCCTTGTCGATTGTGTCCAGTCTTTAATGTAGTATTGCGTATTGTCCTTATTTGTACGTACTTTATGATAAGGTACATGATACACCGCGCCAACATTGCCCAAAGCATTATAATGAAGCTCAAGATACACACCGCCAAAAATCTCAATATCCGTAGAAACCTTTTTGAGTAAATCATTTATTGTCTCATTCTTATTTGGTATTAACTCCTGCTGGCTGTTGTCTTTATACGATATACCGTTGCCTATGATGTAATTAACCTTACCCAAGACAATCCCATTATGCTTACTGCTTTTATTCAACTTTTCGAGTAATTGATTAGGATAAAGATTATCTTCACCAAATTGCACATACCCCTTGCCGGGTATCTCAACCATCATTGGCAGCTTCACATCTGCGAACTTTATAAAACTTATGTTAGGATGCATCGTACATTTTAAATTTAACGTCCTGTGAATATTGCGTGTAGCTTATGTTTGTATTATCGTCCAAAAACATCAATCCGCTCTCAAGTAACCCCAACCCCGCAGGGTTTACATTCGTTGAGCTTGTCTGCTCATATATATCATAGCGCCACCAACCCTCCTTATAGTTTGCAAAATACGTATTTACAGGGATAGTAAACTCATTCCATCTATCTTTATTTGTGGATACGTCATGCAGATAATCCTTTATAAAAGTAACTGTATCATTCGTGCCTCTATTCGTAAAGACAAACAAATAATAAGGCGAATCAATAGTCTGCTTCTCCTTAAGAGTGCAAATGATTGTCGCAGTCGTACCTTTGATAAATTTAAACATATCTATTTATAAATACCTTAAAACAAAAACCCTCGCCCAAAAGGGCAAGGGCTTCAAAATCAAACCAATCAACAAAACAAAACTATCCTGCAGTCTCTAAGGCACTCGCCACAGAGCTATTTACCTCCAGCATCGGCTCAGGCTCACTACCTGCGAAGGTCAAATCAAATCCGCTTCTATCTCCGAAAGCCGTACCCGTTCCGAGTGTACCAGTTGTAAAGTCAACACCACGAGTGCGACCTACTAACCAATATTTGCCGTTATTATCTTTTGCAACTGCAATAAGTACGTTTTGTGCTAATAATTTAATTTCGTTACGTACTGCAACGTTCAATTTGTTAACTACTAATTTCAGCTCAGAAGCATAAAAGACGGTGCCGTTCTGAACGTTACCTGTCATTGTTTCTGTTAATGATCCAGTCTCTTTAGGAAGTTCGTACTTCCAAAATCTTTTACCGGAAGCTTTTGTAAGACCTGTTACAACTCCGCTCGCTTCGGCAATAGATGAAACATTACCTTTTTCTATAAAGTATATTTCAACTAAACCGCCCGAAGAGTCTTTACAGTCTAATTGGTATCCGGAGGTCAAGGCACACGGCATGGCTATTAAATTTAAAATTTTATAAGTGAAGGGAGGCTTTTACACCTCCCTATGAATTATGATTACGCTTCGAACTTGGATATTTCGTCTACAAAAGCAAACTGTATTCCAATTTTTGTGCGAATTGTCACCTTAATGTTCTCATCATCTTCAGACCAACGAATCCAGAATTTGTTTTCTTCGTCAAGTAAATCAGTACCTAAGAAGATATTGCTCATTCTGAAAGCGTATAAACAAGCATCAGCATCAGCAGAATCCAAACCATGTACAGGAATTACTTTGTAATTTGTACCCGGTACGGTAAACACTGCATTATCATCATCCCATTTTGCATCAGGAGCATAGTGGAACAAATTTTGATCTACGTAAGCTTGAATAAGATAAGAGAAAGTTCCCCATCCGCAGAAGATACGAACGTCTGATTTACCTTGGATTTTAGCAGGCAAAGACTTAATCAAAGCCAACACCGCATTTTTAGCGATTGTAGGAGTGTTGATAGTAGTTGCAGGCGTACCATAGAATCCGGTAGTATTTGCATTGATAACTGAACCACCAGCGGCAGTAATTATAGTTTTGATACCATCGAACTTATTTTGCAATCCGTTAGTACCAGCTGAACCAGTGCTATTAGCAGTCCACAAAGCAACCTCAAGAGCTTCAGCAACTTTCTTAGCTTTTAGATCTGAGTAGTCAGCAGCAAAAGCAGCAGTATCATATTGACCACCTGCTTTTAAAGCTTGTTGTGTGTAGTAAGGCTCTAAATCCTTATCGCAAAGTATTTCATTTACCTTCACTGGTTTTACTACAAGCGATCTCTGAGTAAAGGTCGTCGTGCCACTTGCATTAAACCCGCAAGAGCTATCATCCTGAAAAAACACATCGGTATCCATACGACCGATAGCTTCAGAAGATTTAACACCTACGCGAACGTTACCGAGCGCAAGAATTTCCTTTTGTGTTCTGGCTTCGAATACAGAGTTCTTAACCAGCAGATCTACATTTTGCTTAGTATATGCGGCTAAGCCCGTTACATTGTATGCCATTTTTACTTATTGTTTAAAAAGGTTAATAAGACTATTTAATTTTTCTTCTTTGTTTTCTACTTGCTTACCAAATTTGAATCCGCTTTTTACAGGCTCAGTAGGTTCAGTTGTTGGCTCTTTTACGAGCTTTTCAACGAGTTCAAATAAACCTTTGATAGCGTCTTCAGACTTAGCGAAGGCAGCTTTCAGATTTGCATTTTCGGCTTCTAATGCTGAGAATTTAGCATCGTAAGCAGAAAATTTCTCTTCGTACTTTTTGCCTAAGTCTTCGGCAGCGGGTGCTTCAGGCTCAACAGCAGGAGCAGGCTTTACTTCACTGATAACACCACCCTCACCAACTACGATAGTAGTGCCATCGGCAAGCTCATGCTCACCAACAGGAGCGGGTGCCATAGTTTCCTTTTCAACAGAAACAACACCACCAACCTCTAACTTATCAATGTAAACCTCCGTGCCATCTTTCAGCATATAACCGCCAAATTCTTTTTTTGCAGGAGCAATAGGCTCAACCGCAGGAGCAGTCGGCATTTGATCTTCAAATACCAACGCTTTTACTTTTTGTAATAATTCGATCGGATTCATATCAATTACATACCAAAAAAGATATTTTCGGATATTTTGCTTTGTAAGTAATTGATAATAAATAAGATATAAAAACCCCCGCTTAGAAAAGCAGGGGGTATAAACCTAAACATTAAAACTATGAACACAAACTTTGAAAGCACAATTTACGCTTTTCGTTTATCTTATCAAAATTGTAATGCTGATTGCAATACTCAAAAAGCGCCCTACCCTTCGCCTCCCTTAAATCTTTATCCTCAACCAGCGTCCTGATATTCTTATCCCAATTCTCATAATAAACGACATCATCAGGGAAGCCGAGATATGGATTAACCTTTGAAACAATAACCGGGATGCCTTTTCCCGCCGCCTCAAGTATCTTCAAATTTGACTTATATCCATTGAATGTGCTTTTACGAAGTGGGATTAATTTAATATCGCTTTCCAAATACATTTGATAATATTCAAAAACCGGGAGGCCACGATACGCCATGTTCGGCAATAATGCATCAGCTGTAAAATAACTGACCATCTTTTTCCATATTGTTTCCTCCGTTATATTGCTATCTGAATAACCGCCAACAACCATTTTTACCTTATCCTTTAAATCGCTTTTAAGTAACCGCTTCATGACCGGACGCATCATTTTTAAATCCTCTTCATGCGATATCCCACCCGCCCAAAACAGCCTAACCAAATCGGATGCATTACGCTCCGATGTGAATTGATTCTGCCCGTAGGGAATGGCATTCGGTAATATCTCGACATTTTTATTATGGTAGTAAACCTTTTCCGCCAACCGCTCATGTGTGCAGGTAACTAAATCCGCCTCCTTTAAATGTTTTATAATACGCCCATCGACATTATGTCTATTGTACGTATCAAAATCCAAATGCCAATTATCCAATATCCAAAAGTCATCGACATCGACAACCAATTTAAAACCGTGCTTTTTGCGAAGCTCAATAAGGTCATTCTTCGGCCACAGCCTGTTGATGTTTACAATGTCATAGTCGAACTCTTCGGGGAACACATCCGTTATCCGTGCCTTTTCTTTTGCCATTAAAGAAACAGGAAGCATAAGCCTGTGGTAACCGCAACCGCTGAAGGATTGCGTTAGAACTAAGATTTTCATTTTGTTGATTTGATTTGATTATAAAAATATTTGAACGTTTTCGCCTTCGTTTACTCCAACATTATGAAGGTATAATGTTTTAGTTTCACCGTCAAAACTTACATATCTTCTATCGGATACAACGCCATAAGTCAACAATATACCATCTATAAAAACAGTCGGCGGATTAAAAAAATTATCATTCGTATATGCAAAAGTACCTGATTCAGTTTCGCTAAAATTAAAATCATCAATAAAATTATCTAAATATGGCTTTATACCTATAAGCCCCAAAGGTATCGGTTGCAGATTAGTGGACATTTTGCAATAAATCTTTTAATTGATCAATGATAAGTTTCGCGGCCGTTTCTTCTGACATCTTCATCGACATTTTTATCGGCATCATGTCAAACATACCCTCCACGCTAAATCCTTTAAACGTGCCATCCTTAACCTTTGCCCATGCTTCATCTGAATTAACCTTAGCACCTAAAAACCACGTGCCATCAGGTAAGCTCTCAAATTGCTTCATTTTCGGAATGCCTTTGCTTTCATCTGCTATCCATGATTGAAAGAAAACCATATCCACAGGCTTTGAGCTGTCGTGCATTTCATTGCCATTATTTTGGAAGCCTTTACGATAAAACTTTTCTGCAATGGTGCGGATTGTATCCTTTGTAAAAAATACTTCATATTCAGTGCCATCCTCATCGCGCCTGAATATCCTTTTATTGGGTATCATTGCGGGACCAACTACAACGCGCTCCTCTTCATTCACCACCGCGAAAGATTGCATTTTTTGCTTATCTATTTGCTCAAGTTTTCTTTGCGCCCATTCAATACCAGCATCACCGCCCCACGCTAACCATGCCAACCGACCACATCCGTCCCCTAACTCTTTTTTACTATGTTGTCTGTGTCTTTCAAAAGCTGCCATACGCGCAATCGTGTCACGACTGATGGCCTCGCCATTTGCCAATTGGTTAGCTCTTTGTTTTCCTGTAGCCTCTAAGCAATCACCCCACCCGTTCTCCTCCGCCCATCTCAAAGCTACCTTTGCATTTTCACTCGCCTGCTTTGGGTAGTCCGTATAGCTTTCAAATTCCTGCTCATTAAACGCGTAGAAGCCAACCCCTATGGCAGGCACGTCCACTAAGGCAACGGCATCTACCTCGACACCGCTTTCAATATCTTCTTTTATTGTCAGTTTATAAACTGGTAATTGCTTTTCCATTTATGTAAAATTAAGGATTCCCAATTGATGCGTTTCTATTTATATACGCGTTTCTTTGTTCAGCGTTCTGAATGTCCGAGTTCAAAACATACGCCCTTGTTGCCTGATTGCCTAATTGATTGACTGCCGCTGTGTTGACTTGAGTAGCCGTAACTTGAGGAGATAGTTGCTGAGATATTGGCGCAGATGTTGAGATACCTGATGAAGACGCATTTAATGCTGCTATATCACCAGCACCTGCTATTGTTTTAATAGCTTGTCTAATAGACATAATAATGGATGCCGCCTGTATTCCATAACCAATAAGCAAAGGTATATTTTGCGGGAACCCTACTTTCGCAGTCTGTGCCGCACCCTCCTTTGTTGCAACTAAACTTCGAGAAAGCGCACTTTTGCCGAAGAAGATATTTTTCTTGACTTCAATCATTAATTCTTGAGCAGCCATTATCTGCTTAAGTATTAAAACGCTTTGCTCAAACTTTACTTTTTTGGACTGAAGATCCATTTCCTTTTGAACGAGTTCTGCTTTTGCTCTTTGATACTCTTCGTCAGTAATAAGCTTTTTTGACAACTGCATATCAAGCAATGCCATTTCATCTGAATTAATTTTTGATCTAAAGCTAAATTCAGAAGTAATCAATGTCGATGCCTGATCTACTAATTGTTTTCTTAAATTAAACTTATCCATCTCAAGCTGATTCTCCTGAGCCGTTATATTACGCTTTGCATCCAAATACTGCTGATCGGTTATAAGTTTATTCGCCAACTGTTGATCTAATAATGCTTTCTCCTGCTCTAAAAATCCTTTCCTCGCATCAAAGTCTAATTGATAAATCTCCTTTTGCTTGTTGATTTGCTCAAGCTGTGTATTTAATCCCGTCTCAAGTATCTGCCGATCTAATTGCTGACCTTGTATGGCTAACTCAGACTTTTTATTTGCCAGTTCTATTTCGGCTGCAACCCTTGCTTCAGTACCAGCATTAGTAGAATTAACTACACCCTGCAACCTTGCAATCTCAATACGGCTTTCTTCCTCAAATATTTTCTTTTTAGCGGCTAACCTATCATTTTCATTTTTTATAAGCTCCACCGATGCCTTTTGCTCATTAAGTAATCTTTGATTAGTAGCCTGCGCCTCCTGCTTTCCAAGCTCAATTTTTATTTTTGCAAGACCAACGGCATTGACTTTTTGCTCAGATTGTAATCCTGTTATTTGTGCCTCAACAGCGGCTACGTTATTCCTCGCTTCAATTTCTGCTTTTTTTAATTGATTATTATTTTTATCAGCAGCAGCTTGAGCTTGAGCAGATTCTAAAATTTTAGCGGCCTGTGCTAATTGTGCAATCCTTTGTTGTTCTAATATTTTACCAAGTTCTTCATTTGCCTTTATCCTATCATCAATACTCTTTGTTTCATCATCCCTGATTTGCCGTTGTTGCTCTGCTTGCCTGTCGTATTTTTCAATCAGCCCTGCCAATTCAGCAGCAGCAAGTTCCGCACTGTTTTTTAACCTTACAATCGATTTCTGTTGTTCAAATGTCGCGGCAACATCTATTTTTTTAACGCCTTCAATGGTGCCAGATACAACGTCGCCTATGCTTTTGGCAGCATCTACGAAATTTGTTGCAATATTCTTACCTGCATTAATTGCATCCTTACCTGTTTGTATTAGGCTATCTCTTGTTGATTTTATGCTTGTCGTTAACTCTTTTATTCTACCTTCATCACCTTTGCCAAAAAAAGATTTTTCCCATGCTAACTGCAATACCTCAATGGCTAATTTAATCTCAAAGAAAACAACCTTTAAAGGAGTTAACGCAAGAGTAAACAACCCCTTCATGACTTTACCTAATGCCTCAAATCCATTTGAACTTTTACTTACCCTATCAATGACGCCAGTGACAACATCTATTACTTGCGTAAGTAAAGATGCCAAAGTACCTGTTACTGCAGAAAGAAGATCAACTACTTTTTGATTTTTACTAAAAGCATCTGATAATATATCAATACCCTTAGATATTATCCCAATCCCAGCAAAAGCTTTCATTGTACCCCAAAGGCCATTGAAAAATCCGCCTCCCTTTTTTGCCTCTTCACCAGCCTTCTTTACCGATTTACTTGTATCATCAACGCCTTTCTTAAACTTCTCAACATCCCCCTGCGCGTCTTTGGTATCGACCGTTATCTTAATTGGTATCTCCTGCTTAGCCATTATTTATAACTTTTAATAATTCAACCTTTGTTAATTCACCACTCGTTGCATCGTAATCCATTACCTTATTAATCCGCCACAATACCCCATCAATAAATACGGGTTTACTGAAATCCAATTGCGCTATATCCAAATCAGTTAGATAAACATGGCAGGTCAATAGCTTACTATCTTTGTCCGCTATCTCGGCAATGTATCCGCTCCAATAATCATTGAAAAGATTATTTGTCGGGTAAACGTTCGGATCAAAATATATCTCAGAAGAGGCCCCAAAGTTTATATCTTTTGTAGGATTGACCGGATCGTCAAAGTGTCCGGCGTAACCATAAGTAGTTAAGGAAGCCTCTAAGTTACCGCCCGATCCGGATATGTCATTATTGCGGATATACCAACTTGCAACCCCCGTCATTTTCTTTGCCATCATTATCCTAATATTGCTATCCATACGCTCCTCCTGATCGACCGCATTACCTGATGACTTTTTGTAAATTGCCGTAATTACTTTGTCAGTCCCCTCATATTCAATTAATACTGACGGAGAAAATCCTATGTCGATTGTCTGCTTATCCTTTGCGAATTGAAAAGCTGTATCTTCTAAGCGTGAGCCGTATGGCAGATTGTATTTCTTTTTATAACCTTCATTATAAAAGTCATTATCCTCTTTATACTTGTATTCAAAAAA